GCGGGTGCCCACCGGCGCGCCCGCTCGGCGGGCGCCGGACCTGGCCGCCCTGAGCCCGACGGAGAAGATCAGCTACGGGCTAGCGCAACAGAGGTAGCAACTACGTGGCTGCAGGGCTTTGACCCTGCCATCGATGAGTAGTGGAAAGGAGTGAGCTCAAATGGCCCTGACCCTGGCGGAAGCCAGCAAGCTTTCCAACGACGTCCTCCTCGTAGGCGTCATCGAGACCATCATCAAGGACAGCCCCATCCTCCAGACGCTGCCCTTCATCGAGATCGTGGGCAACGGCCTGACCTACAACCGCGAGAGCACGGCCGCCACCGCCTCCTTCTTCGACGTGGGCGACACCTGGACGGAATCGACCCCCACCTTCACCCAGATCACGGCCACGCTGAAGATCATGGGCGGCGACGCCGACATCGACAACTACCTCATCGCCACTCGCTCCAACGTCCAGGACCTGGAGGTGGCCGTCATTCAGCTCAAGGCCAAGGCGGTGCAGCAGCTCTTCGAGCAGACCTTCATCACTGGCGACGCGACGGCCAACCCCAAGTCCTTCGACGGCATCGACAAGCTGTGCGAGTCCGGCCAGACGCTGAGCATGGGCGTCAACGGCGGCTCGCTGACCCTGGACAAGCTGGACGAGCTGGTGGACAAGGTGCTGGGCGGCAAGCCGGAACTCCTCCTGATGAGCCGCCGCAGCCGCCGCATCATCAACAAGCTGGCCCGCACCGCCGGCACCTTCCTGGAAACGGACCGCGACCAGTTCGGCCAGATGGTCCAGTACTACGACACGGTGCCCGTCGGCGTTTCCGACTACATCTCCGACGCCCAGACGGTGGGCACCAGCACCGACTGCTCCACCATCTATGCCTTGCAGTTCGGCGAGGGCGCCCTGGCTGGGCTCACTGGCCCTGGCGGCCTCCAGGCAGAGCGGGTGGGCAGCCTGGAGCAGAAGGATGCCACCCGTACCCGCATCAAGTGGTACACGTCCGTCGCGCTGTTCAACGGCCTGAAGCTGGCCAAGCTCATCGGCGTGCGGCCGTAGGAAGGGTCGAGGGATCGGGGATTCATGGCCAACGTCCGCATCGATGCCCAGGGAGTGCCCAAGGCGCCGGTCTACGAGGGAACGACACCTATCCTCCATCGCGGCGGCCTGACGGGCGCTGACGCCAGCGACCCGGCCAGCGCCAGCGGGGGCCTGGACTGCGTCGGCTACCGCAACGTCCGCTTCGACATGGACACCAGCGGCTCGGTGGGCCTCACAGCCCTCGCGGTGCAGCTCCTGGTGTGGAACGCCACGGCGGGCAAGTACTTCCGGGGCGCCGAGCGCCGCTTCGACCAGGACGACCTGGCAGCCAACCCCATCCCCAGTCTGGAGGCAGAGGTACGAGGCGCCATCGTCTTCCTGAAGGTCGTAGAGGTCACGGCCACCAGCCTCTCCCTCTCTGTCTACGCGAGCTTGAGCTAGGAGGAGGGCATGGGCCAACTGCAACTGCTAGGCGAACCGCCAGCCAGCAACGACCACGCCGCCCTGGCCAACCTGGCCTTCCCTCAGGCCGGCCACACGGGGTTCGTGGCCGCCGCTGGCCTGGCGGGTGGCCAGACCATCATCGGTGGCACCGCCCCTGGCGAGCACCTGTCCCTCCAGAGCACCGCCCACGCTGCGCGGGGAGTGGTGCAGGTCATCGACGGCTTGCGGCTGGTCAGCGGCCTCATCCAGGACGCTGGAGGTGCTACCCGCATCACCCTCGCCGCCGCCAGCCCCCACATCGCCCTCAGCGGCTACATCCGCGCCGGCGACCGCCTCAGCGTGGCAACCGACCCTGACTCCGCCGCCGGCCTCAAGTGCTCCCCAACGCTCTCGGCAGCGGCCGGAAGTCTATACGTCATCAACGGCACCCCTGGGAGCTGTCAGTTCACCGGCCCTGGCCTCGGTACTTTCTACGGTTTCTACGCCAGCGCTACTGCCTCCGTCCAGTCGGCGGCCACAGCCTCGCTTTACGGCCTGCAGTTCACTGCTGGCGGCGGCGGTGCCGGTACTCTCCAGAGTCTGTACGGATGTTGGACGAGACTAGGCCTGTTCAGCTACAGTGGTGCCTCCGCTCCGAATCTCTGGTCCTTCTACGCTCGGCAGCCAATCGTCATGGCGTCCACCTACCCTGCCAACGCCACCGGCATGGAGATCGAGAATATGGGCGGCTACAACGCCGCCTACAACGCCATCGGCATCAAGATCGCCGACCAGACCCAGGTCACCGGCAACAAGTACCTCATCGAGGCCGGTCCCGCTACTCCCTACCTCCGCCTCGTGGGCGGCGGCCCGCCCGGTGCCGGCCTCACCAATCTTCACCTGAACGAAGGCGGCACCCTGCGTCGCGTCCAGTGCAAGGACTTCTCTACTCTGGTCGCTGGTGACCGGGTGATGGTGCTGGTGTAAAGGAGACCAACATGGCCCTAACCGCAAACAACCTCGAGACCCTGATCAACATGCTCACCGCCCTCACCCAGCGGCAGGAGACCGTCCGCCAGCTCGCCAGCCAGCTCCACGCCAGCGTCGTCTGGCGCTCACCGGACGGCCATCTGGCGGTGGCCCTGACAGCAGGACAGCGGACCGAGCTGGAAGCCTTCGTCAAGGCCTATCTGGATGAGTCGGACATCCTCGCCGCCACCGTTAGGGCGATGCTGTCCCCTCTGCCCAGCGGGGCGGGAGGCTGAGCATGAACCTGTCGGAGATGCGGACGCGGGTCCGGCGCGACCTGCACGACGAGGACGCCGCCAACTACCGCTGGACGGACAGCGAGCTGGACCGCCACATTGAGCGCGCGGTGCAGGAGCTGAGCCTGGCCGCCCCGCGCGAGGCCAAGGCCGCCCTGACCACCACCGCGGAGAGCCGCGACCTATCGCTGAGCACCCTGACGGACCTGGTGGCGGTGGAGGCTGCCGAATATCCGGTGGGTAAGTACCCGCCCAGCTACGTCCCCTTCTCGCTGTGGGCGGGCGCCCTCACCCTCCTGGTGGACGAAGTACCTCTGAGCGCCCAGCCGGTCAACGTCTACTACGGCCGCATGCACACCCTGGATGCCGCTACCTCCACCATCCCGCCCCAGCTGGAGGAGGTGGTAGCCACCGGCGCCGCCGCCTACGCCGCCATCGAGTGGGCCAGCTTCGCCACCAACCGCATCAACGTGGGCGGCGACGATGTCTGGCGCCAGTACCTGACCTGGGGTCAGGAGCGCCTGGCCGCCTTCGCCCGCGCCCTGGCCAAGCATGGCCGCACCAACGCCGTCCGGGTGCGCCGCCTCTACACTCCGGCCCGCCAGGGCGAGGAAGAGGGCACGCCCTTCGACTAGCTCAGGGCAGGCCCTGGCAGCCGTAGGAGGTGAAACATGTCGACGTCACTGACTAAGATCCGCTCCGGCCTGGAGGCCCGAAAGGAGGGGCTGCCCGCCGCCGCCTTCGCGATTGTGGGCGACGCCAGCGACCCCACCACTTGGAAGCTGCCCCATCACACGCGGGCCATCTTCCGCGCGCTCAAGGGCCGCCTCGACATCGAGCGGACGGTGGACTGGGAGCGGATGGCCGCCGCCGTAGCGGCCATCTCCCCAGGTGGCTTCCGCGGCCGCCGGGTTGAGGCCACAGCCGAGCAGGTGCTGGCGGCGGCCCGTCACCTGGCCGCGCACTACCGCGCCGCCGGCCGCGACCTACCGCCCACGCTCGCGGAGATCCTCGGCGACTAGCCGGTTCCCCGCAACGGACTAGAGCCCCCTCCTGCCCGCGGCGAGAAGCCTGGACTTCTCGCCACGAGCCGATTCGGGCCGGGACAGGCGGCACCTCCGGCACCTTGACATCTGCGGACACCATTTGCACACTACACCGTGGGCAACGTTGGCGCGCAGCCGTCGTTGTACCCGGCGAAGACCGTCGATGCAGGCGGCGCCCACGCAAGGAGGTCAATGCAATGATGGGACGAAGCAGGCACCGGCGGACGAGCTTTGGTTCTGGCAGCGGAAGCATCGGGCGACGAGCCAGGCGAGGGATCCTGATGGCCGTCGCCCTGGGTCTGATCGTCGCGGTGGGCACCTCGTGCGGCGGTTCGTCCCCTTCAGCGACCGCGTCCCCTTCAGCCACCGCGGCGCCCTCAGTGACGGCGTCGCCCACAACGGCCGCGTCATCCACAGCGGGGCCGTCGAGCACGGTCTGGTTGTGCCGTCCCGGGCTCCCCGACAACCCCTGCGAGAGTAGTCTTGAGACCACAGTGGTGTCTGCCGACGGCACGAGCACCACTGAGTCGGCGGTTCCGGCAACGAACCCGCCGATCGACTGCTTCTATGTGTACCCGACGGTCAGCGGCCAGACAACTGTGAACGCCAACCTGCAGATCGACCCGGAGGAAATGGCAATCGCCATCGAGCAAGCGTCCCGGTTTTCGCAGGTCTGTCAGGTGTACGCCCCGATGTACCGACAGTTCACCCTGGCGGCAATCACCCTAGGGACCGCCGACACGCCGGCCGCCCGCGCCCTGGCCTACGGCGATGTGCTCTCGGCGTGGGAGGACTATCTTGCCAACTACAACCACGGCCGGGGGGTTGTCTTCATCGGCCACTCCCAGGGAACTCTTATGTTGACGCACCTCATCACGACTCAGATCGACTCTAACCCGGACATGCTTCGCCGCCTTGTCTCGGCGCTGCTCATCGGCGGCAACGTGCTGGTCGCCGCGGGTCAGGATGTCGGTGGTGACTTCCAGAACATACCCGCCTGCCGGTCTACCGATCAGACAGGCTGTGTGGTGGCCTACTCGAGCTTCAACCAGCCGCCGCCGGCCGACACCCTGTTTGGCAGGGTAGGAGTCGGCCCGACGGCGAACCAGCAAGCCAGCGGGAATCTACAGGTGCTTTGCGTGAACCCGGCTTCGCCTTCAGGGGGAACAGGCCCCCTGCTCCCCTACTTCCCTACCGCTCGGTTCCCCGGGATCCTTGGCGCGGTGCTCCTACAACTACCGCCGATACCCACGCCGTGGGTGGCCTACCCCGGGCTCTACACAGCCCACTGCGAAAGCTCCGGCGGCGCCACCTGGCTGCAGGTTGACACCACGAATGTCGCCGGCGACCAGAGGCCGGTGGTGAGCCAGACACTGGGGCACACATGGGGGTTGCACCTCCATGATGTCAACCTCGCGCTCGGCAACTTCGTGGACCTGGTTCGCCAGCAGGCGGCTGCCTTCTCACACTGATCCGAGCCGGGAACTCCGCGGCGGTCACAGACGCCGGCACCGGAGGGACGGTAGTGACACCCCCGCCTTGGGGCTGGCGAACGCATGTCCTACACTGGACTCGCCATGCGCACCCTCCTCTCCGCCCTGCTGGCCGCCCAGAAGAAGACCAGCGCTGTCCCTTACGTCAAGGTAGAGATCGTCGATAGCATCGGCGGCGTCAAGCGCCTCGACTGGCAGCGCCTCTACACCGGCAGCGAGCCCGACTCCTACCACGCCGCCACCATGCCCGGCGACGGCTCCCTGAACCGCTGCCGCGTGGACGCCGGCAGCGTCTACCGCCAGCGGGTGGCCAACCCCGGGCCGGGCAGCAACTTCGGCAGTTGGACGCTGGTGGACGCCTGCACCAGCGCTGGCGTGGCCCTGACCAGCTACGGCGCCGCCGTCCTCCTCTTCTACGTGGGCACTAACGGCCGCACCATCTACCTGCGCGAGAGCAACGACTACGGCGCCACCTTCGGCTCGCCCACCACCATCACCACCGCCGCCAGCGCCGTCGGCTGGCTGGCCGCCGCCCTCAAGTCCAACGGCACCGCCCTCCTCATCTACTCGGTGGACGGCACCGTCTACAGCGTCAAGCGC